GACGGCGGCCCGAACTCACAGAACTCCAAACCCCAATGGCTCAGTCCGCCGACGCTGCCGAGTCTGTTGCTGGAGTTCATCAACTGGTGGCGTGACGAGATCGAACGTATCGCCGGATTGCAGGGGGGCCAGAAGGGAGAGATACCGAGTGGACGAGCAACCGACAAACAAGTCAGCGCTACCCAGGAAGCAGGGTTCATACGGATCCGATCTGCTCAGAGGAACTTGGAGCTCACCCTGCGTAAGGCTTTTGAACTGGTTGCAAATCTCATCATCATCAACTACGACGTTCCTCGTACCGTCGCCATCGTCGGATCCGAAGGAGAGATGTCCTCGGTCAAGCTGGCCGCCCGCCACTTCTACACGCCCGGACCCGATGGTCCCGACCCGATGAGGTTCAGCCTCTTGGTCAACGCCGGATCGTCGAAGCCGACATCACGGGCCGCCCGCATGGCCGAGGCCAAGGATCTGTTCGAGATGCACGCGGTCGACGCCCAGTACCTCCTCCAGGCCTACCGGGTGTCGCACTGGCAGAGCGTGCTGCAACGGGTCCAGCAGCAAGAGGAGCAGGCGGCCATGCAGGCTGCGTTGGCGGGGGGTGGCAAGGGCCAGCCCAAGGGTCCTGGCACCGGACACGCACATTGACCTGGATCCGCTCGCACAAGTTCGATCCGGTTTCTGCCCATATTGCTGATCGGCACTACAACCGTCGCAAGGTGGGTTCCCCACAGTTCGTCCCGCCTGGCCGGAGTCTGGTTCTTCGCACAACCGACAACAACGCTGTGTGGGTGACTTCATGGCCCTTTGCCGAGTACGTCCGTCATGCTTGGCCGGGGGCGTGGGTCAATAGTTTGTTTCGCAACGAGGGAGCAGGTTTGTCCTCAGAGTTGATCCGCGCTGCGGTAGCTCATACCCGATCCGAGTGGGATCCACCCGACCTGGGAATCGTGACATTCGTGGATGCGTCCAAGGTGCGCCACAAGCGGGATCCTGGCCGGTGTTATCTCAAAGCCGGATTTCAGCGGGTGGGTGAAACCAAAGGTGGGTTGGTCGCCTTGCAGATGCTCCCTGGTGAAATGCCTGATCCTGAGCCCATCATGGATTTGCAGTTGTCGCTCCTATAGAGTGCGCGTATGGCTCCGATGGAGGACTGGGTAGTCGACCGCTGCGTCATCGACCACGAAATGTCGACCAAGTCCCGCGGTTCGATCCTGCCTCAGGGCGGCCGGGGTTCGATGATCGGCAAGCACGCCGCCGAGGGAGTGCCGGGCGAACCGGTCGGGATGGAGTCCCGCAACGCCTTCCCGCTGCCCGACGATATGTACGACGACGCCGAGGGCGACCCGACGCTGCACTCCATCTATCCGCCCGAGGGGCTCTAGGCGGCCCGGTGCCGTTCAAGTCGGAGAAGCAGAGGAAGTTCCTCTGGTCACAGCATCCCGACATCGCAGAAGCATGGGCGCACGGCAAGTCATCGGTCACCGGCAAGCGGGAGTCAGCGAGTCAGCAGGGCAAGCGCAAGTCCAGGTCGAAGTCCAGGTCCCATCGCAAGTCCGCCCGAGGTCGTCGATGACGGCCGTGAGACCGCAGAGGGAGGTGTGTATGAACGACCGCTACCGCGGCAAGCGTGGCCACAAGCGCCACGGCCGCAAGGGCCGCTAGAGAGCGACCCCATCCAGTAGACCTGATCGGCTTGCCGGTCATGGCTTTGTGTGGACCATCCCTGGGAGTCCCTTCCCGGGGATGGTTCGCGTCAGCATTTGGGCACTCGTTGTGTGAGCCGTGCAGTAGAGTGAGGGCTACGCCGCAATAGGGAAACCTCCCTGTTGGACGTGATTGAGGCACGACCAATCAAGGAGGTTTCATGCCCATCGTATCTGTAACCATTCAGGGCCTTGCGCCGCTTCTCCAGCACCGATTCGCGGAGTCAGCGCAGTCCGACGATGCGACCCGTACTCAGCTTGTCAGTCGTGGGACTCCCCGCGAGCAGGCCGAGGCTGCTTGCTATCGCGACCACGGGGACTTGTGCTACTTCCCGGGTCAGGCGATCTCTCGGATGCTGCGTGAGGCGGGTGGCAACCACAAGATGAAGGGCAGCCGAAAGAGCGTGAAGTACATCGTTCCGGCCGCTGTCATCGTTCCTGACGAGGTCGTCCATATTTGCGATCTCAAGGGCAAGGCAGTCAAGGACTTTGAGGTCGATTCACGACCAGTGACGATTCCCGCAACCAAGGGCCGCATCATGCGCCATCGGCCACGGTGGGACGTCTGGACCGCCAAGTTCGTGTTGGAGATTGACGACACGGTTCTGCCCGTTGAACTGGTCCACCAGTTGCTTGAGGAGGGCGGTCGACGCATCGGTGTAGGAGATTTTCGACCTGAGAAGGGCGGGCCGTTCGGCCGCTTTGAGGTTCTCACTTGGGCGGTGCAATAGATCGTCACCGCGGGGTTTGGCTAGGCAGGGCAGGGCGAGGCTCGGCTTGCTAAGGCGGGGCGCTCCTGGGCATGGTAAGGCGCGGTCGGGCAACCCGGGGTAAGGCACGGCACGGCTTGGCGCGTCCGGGCGGGGCTTGGCACGGCATGGTACGGCTTGGCCGGTCATGGCTGGCTGCCGCAGGGCGTGGTTTGGCGGGGCGAGGTACGGCCTGGCCTGGCGGGGCGAGGCAGGGTAGTGCCCGGCTGGGCCTGGCATGGGATGGCTTGGCGCGGTTTGGCCCGGCTTGGTGGGCCATGGCCCGGCGAGGCAAGGTGAATCATCCGTGACAATTGTGCTTGTGTTGGGCTAGCCTCCGCGACGACGCGTCAGGAGGAATGTCATGGCTGACCAAGAGAATCAGGTTCGACCGCAATATGGCCCGGTGCCGAAGGGTCGGGCCGACATCATGCGGCAGGGCCAGACCGAAGTGGCTGCCTGGGGCGAGGACCCGATGGCCACCGGGAGAATTCCGGACGTTCGCGACAATCCGGATTTGTGAGCCAGTAGTTCGTGGCTGGAAGTAAATCGACCGCGCCGGCCAGTGCGGCCGAAGGCATGGGGAACATTTTCCGTGCCATCACCGACACCATGCAGGCGCCCGATGCGGTCCAGTTCGCCGGCCCACTCATGCACCTCCAGACCACCGTGCTCGACCTGATCCACGGGCACGGTCAGCAAAAGGGGGCGATGGGGGGCCAGCAAGGTCCGCCGGGCGCTGGGCCTGGGGGACCGCCGCCCGGTGGACCACCACCCGGAGGCGGTGGCCTCGGAGGCGGCCTGACCGGAATGATGGGCGCTCCGCAAGGGCCCAGCAACGCGACATCAGGTGGAGGCCCGTCCCTGTCCGGGATGGACCCTGAGCAGATGCGCCAGATGGCACTCACGGGGGCTGACCAAGGATGAGCTCGATCTTCGAGATATTCGGCGAGGATGGTCCCGCGTTCGATCCCTCGAACCTCGACTCTGTTCTGAACAAGGTGCTCGAGGATCGTCCGGTCGCTGGTCGCCCCGCGGGCTACGACCCCGACGCTGTGAGCGGATCTGCGGTGCCATCATCGGATGGGGAGAGTCCGGGCACCGAGAGTGGGGAACCTGGGCCCGCGGCGTCGGTTCCACCTGAGGCGCCGCCGGCTCCCCCGCCAGTAGCCGAAACCCCGCCGTCACCCGCAGACCCGCTCGGCGGGCTCTCCGAGATGGAGCGGCTCGAACTCTCCCAGCTTCGCCAGGCTTTGTCCGATCCTGAGCGTGCGCTCGCTGTGCGTCGCGCCATGCTGGGGGTAGAAGCTCCACCGGCGTCGGTTCCCGCTTCCCCGGCGCCGGTGGCAGCTCCATTGCCGACGTTGCCTGAGGAGATCGAGCCGGGTTCGTTCGAGGCCCAGATGTGGCAGCAGAACCAGGACCTCAAAGCCCAGATCGCCGAGATCCGGGCCGGCCAGGAGCAGAACCAGGAGCGATCCGAGCAGCAGGTCATCGGCCAGGCCGCCCGCATGGCCACGACCAATTTCGCCGCCCGCTACGCCGGCAAGCTCTCCAAGGAGGAGATCGAGGCCGTCTGCCAGCACGCCGGGCTCCAGAAGCTCCCCGAGGCGTTCCGCCCGGTGTCCAACACCTGGGAGGAGGCGATGGACAAGGCCCTGGAGTTCACCGTGCGCTCCAACGACGGCCTCTTGGCCAAGGTGCTCGGGATGACGCCCGTGGTCAACCCGCCGCCGGGTGCCGACACCATCAATACCAAGCGCCAACTCACTGCGCTATCGTCCGCAGCATCCCCATCTGGTGAAGCTGCGCAGAGAACGCCGATTGAGTTCAGCGGCGGAAAGCTCTCTGAGAAGTCGAGACTGGCCCTCGTTCAAGAAATGATGAGCGGGGGTTCGATGACAGGTACACCAGGAGAAGGGATTTAGCCGATGGCAGTTAGCCCGACCGGCGTCGACATGATCACATCCATCTCGCGCCGTATCTTGCGAGAGGAAGCGACCGACGTGTTCTACCTCGGATCGCCCTGGACCTGGCGCTTGTGGGCCAAGAACAAGGTCGTCCGTCGTGGCGGGCTCCACATCGAGTCACGGTTCATCTACCAGCCGTGGTCGACCGGCGGGTTCTTCTACGGCCCCGAGGTGCTCAACGTCGAGCCGTCCGACCCCGAGATCAGCGGCGCCTGGGAGTGGAAAGAGGTTGAGACGAACGTCACCATCGACCAGCGGTCTCTCATCCGGGCCGACTCTGAGTACGCGGTGGCCAACTACGTCATCGAGCAGTGCGAGATCGCCAAGATGGACCTGCGCGACAAGATCGCCTATGGCGTGTGGAGCGACGGGTCGAACTTCAAGGTGTTCGACGGCATGTTCGAGATCGTCGACAACGGCACCATCTCGCCCACCTACGGTGGCCTGACCCGTTCGAGCTATCCGTTCCTCAACGCCCAGATCGACTCGTCCACCACGACGCTCGGCATGGGCGCCATGAACTCGCTGTGGGACCTCTGTACAAAGGGTGCCCGTGCGCCGAAGCTGACCGTCTCCATCCGGGCCAACCTGACCCGGTTCGAGAACCTCCTCCAGGCCCAGGTGCAATACACCCAGCCGACCGCAGTGGTCGACCAGACGTTCGCCTCGGGCGGGTTCAGCGGCGGGTGGTATCGCAACCAGCCGTGGATGGTCGACGAGCACATCCCATCGGCGACGACCGAGGGCAACCTGTTCTTCTTGAACGACGACTACTTCGAGCTCGTCATCAACGAGAACGGTGATTTCGTGGTCCACCCGTTCCAGATGCCGACCAACCAGTTCGTCATCACGTCGCTGACGTATGTGGCCGGCAACATCATCTGCACCAACCCGCAGGTGCAGGGCAAGTTCACCGCCCTTGTGGCATAGGAGGAATAGTGCCT